AGTGCTCCAAGTGCTGTGAACACTTCGCTGACGGTGTCGTTGACAGCCTCAACCGGCACTTTGCCATTCTCGTTCCGGAGATGATCATACAGTGCTTTCTTCTGTTCTTTGCCGAACAGCAGTGTGATGACCTTAGTCAGTGCAATCGGATTGGACTCGATTTCGGAGAGTGCTTCGAACAGCTCCATATTGTCCAACGCATCGTCATCGACTTCATAAACGAAGCCATTACTTGTCTTACCCTTCATTGTGAATTAACCTACGCTGTCTTTGTGTATTCGTAGGATGTGTTACCGGCTTCATCCGGCAGTGCCGTGATTGTCGGATTGTATCCAACCGGCTCGCCATCGACATAAGTGATGTCGCCCATTTCGCTGACCTTTCCATTCGGCACAACGATTCTGCTGATTGCTCCGTTATAGAGCAGTTCAAACACAAATGCGTGTGCTTCCAGTTCTTTGGAATTGACCTTTGTGGTCATTCCGTCAGCCAGGGAACCTGTTACGTTCGTGTCACCAAATGCGACCTTACGTACTGCCTCACGCATGACCTCGATCATCGTGAAACTGAATGTTTCGGCATAATCGGTCTGTGTTGTCATGACCGTATCACCGCCCCAAGCCTTGATTGCGTCGGAATCTCTGGTGATGCCCTGTGTCAGACCATCTTCGGAGATGTAACCGAGTTCTTCGAACGTTTCATCCAGTGGTGAAACTGCATCTGTCGGAAGCGTTGTCCCTACCGGCGCAACAAAGATTGCACCGCCAATCTTAGGCTTTCCGGCTGTTACGTTGTTTACGTTATTCGCCATCTGTTTTCTCCTTAATAATGTGTAATGTCAAACACCGCCTGATAGCGGTATCTCTTTGTTGATTCATCCGTGAAGTTGTAATCACTGTTTATATCGACTCTGGTGACCTGCGCAAGCACGATCGCATTCAGCATGACGGTCTTCACTTCATCGTTGAGCATGGCTGCTTCATAAAGCGAATCAGCGTAGGACTGCACTGCAACCGTTGACTGGTAAAGCCTGTTTGTCAGACTCGACCCAGTCTTTTCGACTACAACGAAACGCTCCGGCTCATCAGAAGGATTCGGAACGCTCGGCATCTCCATATAGACCGGCACTGTCAGCTGACTCGATAAATAGTCATAAATAACTTTCTCAATAATCATTCGTGAAGTGCCTTCAGCAAGGTGTTGTTCTTGCTGTTGTCCTTTCTGGCTGATGCTGTCTCAGCCCATACACGCCCAACGGCTCTGTTACTTACTTGAACGTTTGATTCATACCCGGCACCGACATTCCGTGACACCGCAGCTGTCACTTCCTGCACACGTGCCTGGATCTCCGGAGACTTCAGCAGTTCACGCACTCCACTCTGTATAAGTGTGACTTTAATCTTACTCATAGCGCTCGCACTTCACTTTCTTGTGCCAGCTCAGCGGAATGTTTGCCTCAATGCCTTCGACAGGAATTCCAAACGTTCTGAACTTGTGACCGAAGAACTCCACTATCTGGTTTTCCCAGTCATGCGTGTCGCCTTTGGGAATGCCCAGCACGTAAGTGATCATTCTGCCTGTCATGCTCAGTTCGTCTGTTCTTTCTGCCGGTGTCGGCTCTCCGATCAGAACGTTGTCGACCGTCTCAGCCACCAAATCATAAGTCGGTGCGCCGAATGCATCTGTGCCTGTTTGTGTCTTAGTCCATAGTGTAACGGTTGCTCCAGTTATCATATGGCTCCAAGACTCCGTATCTTTGCCGTTTAAGACCTAAACGCTTGAGGTCTGACGGAAGAATCGCATTGCCGATGCCACCGCCGGGGACAGCATAAGTACCGCTCCAGCTGTAGCCCAAACCGCTCTGTGATTCCTGTGTCATAGGTTCTCCGGTTGTGCTCTGGCGAAGGACTCTGCTGACCTCAGATACAAGCACTTCCTTTGCTGCCGAAGCTTCTCCCGGAATTTCTGCCACCATCTGGTCAAGGTCTCTTCCGACACGGTGCGCATATAAACGCAGTTCATCAGAAAGCAAAGGAAGCAACGCAGTTGCCCTTGTTACTTCCTCTGGTGTTAAAGGTCGAAACAGAGTGATTACATCTTCAACTGTTGCATAAGCTGAAGACATTTACCTTACCTCGTTTCTTTAGCTGTTAATAGTCCAATTGCGCACATCGCCTCTAGTAACAGTGCCATCCAGGGCAATCGTATACTGGCATCCAACGAATGACAGTTGTGCGTCATCAATTTCAAAAGACAGCTCCTGAACCATAGCTCCGAATTCTTCGGCAAACGCACCGAGTCCAAGCGTCTGGTGGTCAACGTAGTTAACCAGGCAAACACACGGTGTGGTAAACATTGCTCTAAGCTCGTCAATGCTCTTGTCGCACTCAAATGTGTTACCCGATTTTGTGATCATCACCGTTGGCAGCACGCCACCCTCGATACGATTCATATCAGTGGCGTTAATGATATCGCCTGTTACCCATGTTTTTGACATAGATTTTCTCCTTTAGTGGATTTTAGCCGACAGCTGATGTGCCGACGATCGCACTACCGACCACTGCGGTAGCTGAGGTCATTCCCCCACTACGCTTGCGAACCAAGTCGGTGCAAGGATTCCCCAACCGATGTATGCTTCTGCTCTCAGATATACCTGATTGTGTCCCTTCAGGTCGCCAGCCTGTGCATCGTTGTCCGGGTTACCGTATTCGATAACTTCCAGCGGAATCTCTTTCGCATATCCCCAACGGAATGCAGAGAAGTCACCGACATAAGCCAAAGCAACATCGCCTGTAGCTACAGTGCCATTGACAGCCAGGGTCATAGCACCCAGTGTCTCCGGATGTGCACCGAAGCTGAATTCACGGTACAGCGGAGCACCATCAGCCTTCATGGCAGCCAGTGCGGAACGCATAGCCGGAGCGATTGCAAGACCGTTTGCAGTAGCGCCTACAGTGTCAATTTTTGCGATAGCAGCATCGATGTTTGCGTCTGCCATTGCTGCAGCATAGGTAATCTTGTTTGCGTTCGGAATCTGAGCATCGAGGTTGTTGGTGCCAACAACTGTGGAAGCAGTGCCGGTTCTCGGATTCAGGCCATGCATTGCAGCAATATCGAAGCCACGTGCAAACTTCTTTGCTGCGCCTTCAGCAAATGTGCGGAGAATATCCATACGATATTCTTCGGAACCGTACAGGAATTCATCAGAAACACGGAGACCATACTCAAACTTTACCGGGCGAATTACTTTCGGTGCAGCTACTCCACCGCCATTGCTCTTTGCGTCATTCTCGCCGACAATGTCAGCTTCTTTGTCCAGGGTGAAAACCATTTCTGTTGTGCCGTTGAACGGAATCGGGCGCTGAGCGGACAGCTTAGCCAGAGCGGATTCGCCAACAACTGCGTTGAACATTTCTTCAACGATCTGTGTAGGAAGATTTGTTCCTCTTGTGATTACGTTTGCCATTTTTTCCCTTTCCTTACCGTTTAGGTAGCTTTTCAAGCACTTCTTTCAGTGCCATGTCTTTGGCATCTCCGGATGCCTTTTCTGTGTTGCGTGTAATACCGAAGTTTGTGCTGCCGGTCATACGTGACAACCGTTCGGCACTTTCGCTGATGGTTTTTTCATCTTCACCCTGCAAGAACTCAACAGCATCATACGGAAGATTCTTCTCATGTACGATTCTGCTCTTGAGGCTTGCAACCTCATAAGCATGAATCTGACCGGTCATCTCCTTGAACTTCTTGTCATAATCCGCATACTTCTTCATTGCCTCAGCATGCGCATTGTTCAGCTTCTCAATCTCGGCTTTGTGTGCCTCTGACAGCTTTGCCAGATCGTCTGGGGATGTCCAGCCGGTGAATTCTTCCCTTGCCTTCTTCTCGGCTCTATCAAGTCTGTCCTTGATCCTGTTGTCGAACTCTTCCTGTGTGTCGATTACTTTAAATTCAGCCATGTTTTTCTCCTTCCACTATTAACCGCTGTGTCTGCGTAACTATGTAAAAGGGCACGGAGTGGTGCCCTAATACCCAATCTTTTGTTTTCTCCGTTCCTTGGTGGTTGAGCAGATCCAGAAAGCAAATGCCAGGGATTCAACGATGCTGACATCGATGCGGTCCTTCATTGATCGAAAGCCAAATGCTCCATTGCTGCCAATCAAACGCTTTTCGCAGTGGCTGACCGCCTGTGTTACTGACGGCTGACCATTGTGACACAGCGTTTCGTCATCAACAGCCTGTCGGAATGCTGCATAAGCTGTGACTGCTTCCTGTCCTGTAGGCTGTATGATACGTGCCCCTGTGTGCCTCGTTTGCAGGGCATTCCAGAGCAGTTCGCCTTTTCCCTTGCCATCTATCACCACCGCTTCAAGCTGTGCCGTACAGATGAATTGAATCAGCCAATCAAAGCCGTCTGATTGCGGTCGACAGTCCAACGTTTCAACGAAGATCTTCCCGTCTCCGGTGCGCACCGCAATGCTCGCCGAAACGTTCTTGCCGTCTGATCCGAATTTAACTGCACAGAAAAGCTTGCCCCTGAATGAAGGCAAGCCGGTTACTTTAAGCGTATTCCAGTCGGCTTCGGTTATTTCTGACTTCAGCTCATAGCTGTGCCAGTAACCGAGGCGCTGGATGATGAAATCAAGATGGTTGCTGACATCCTCAGATCTCACGGTTCTTTCTCTAAGGATGTAACCCATAGAAGGATTCGTTTCATACCATAGGTCTACATCACGGATGTCTTCCGGCTCGGCATAGATTGACCATTCTGCCCAACCGGCATCTTCTGTCTGACCGGCAAGCACACGCTTGCGATAGTTCACGAAGACATCGCCTTTAGAAGATATGGTCGGCGGTGTTCCGCAGAATATCGTTTGCGGATTCGGAGACGCTGCAATCGTGTAGATCAGCGCTGCCTGTTGTGTGCTGGTGTATTCCTGGGCTTCATCGATGACCAGTAAGTCGAACGATTCGCCGATTCCCCCGGCTTCCGTCCTCGTTCTGAAGACGGCTGTGCCACCGTTCGTCAGCATGATCTGTTCAAGACCGTACTGTTTCGTTGCCTTGAACGATCTATCTGGCGGTGCCTGTCCCTTCTTGGCTCTGCCAAGTTCGACATAACCGGCTGCGGTAAGCAGCTTAAGCAATCGATTCCATGCAGCATGTGATGTCGATGTCTTGTGTGCGGTGTGACAGATGTTCTCACCGTTCACCAGTCCCCACATCTCTCTCATGGTCAGGATCTCACCTTTGCCGTTCTGCCTAGGCACCTCATACCCAAACTGTTGATGAGTCCACAGTCCGTCATCGTTCTGTGCCATGACATCTGTGATAAGCAGCTTCTGCCAGTCCAGAGCCGTGCGCCCTGACTGTTCATAAAGCGTGTATGCTTCTGTTCCTTTGCTCGTTTGGAACGGTAAAACAACGGTTTGTGTCGGAGTCTGGCGACCATAACGTTCTGCCATTCTCCTACTTCCTTATCTGTAATTCAGTCTGTGATTTCTTGCGTAGTCAATCATGTAGCCGATGCCGAAGCGGTCAATGTCATCTTTGTACTGGTTCACAAAGATGGAAGCGCCCCGATCGGAGTAGCCAAGTTGCTTTTGAACTTCTTCGATGATGCCTTTTCTTGTCTGCGTCCGCCGGATCTGTTCGTCACGCTTGGCTTGTTGCTCAGCTTGCTTCTGCTCGATCAGATTCGCCGAATTCTTTGCATCTTCATCAGTCCAAACCGCCTTCGACCACACATCCTGTCGCTTTGTTCCCTGGGTGAAGGTTACCGTGCACCGGCAGCCGTCATGCCTACGATAGACATCGTTGCCTGTGTTCTTCACTGTCGAATAGTCATAGGTGCCTTCCAGCGCTTTGCACCAGTCGCAGGGGATCGTGTAAGACCCTTTCCGCTTTCCTTTGCGCTCGATACGCTGATACGCTTCAGCCTTTCTGACTATGGTTGTCTTGATACCTGCCTTGTCGCTCACTTTCGCATTGTCTCTGACCGCATCGTCAACCGTGTTTTCCGAGTAGTTGACCAGCGGTTCTTTCATCATCCACTTGGCTTTATCGTACTCATCATAACTGGCGACCTTATCAACAAATCCGTTGATACGATCCGTATCGACTTTCGGAACCTGTGGCGCAAGACCGATACCGTTTGCCTTGTTCATGTTTGTCTGTATCGTTTCACAGACATCGGCGACCAGATCATGGTCAGCTGTCAGCAATGGTGTCAGAACCTCTTCGGCGACCTCATGCGACATGTAGGAAAGTGAACCTGTCTCGCCTAGAATCGAATCAGAAAGCATTTCGCCGATTCGCACAGCGTACTCGTTTGCAACTGCATAATCAGTGCCATCACGCACTCTGTTTGCAATCTGCCTTAGTTTCCTGTCGGATCTCACCTTCTTGGTGAACGCTTCCGAGATGGATCTAAGCAGATTCTCACCGAAATCACTCATTTTCTTCCAGTCCAATCAGCTCGTCTTCAGTCTCATCTGCTTCGATGCCGGTCAGCATACGCAGATTGTCTTTGCTGAAGTAACCAGGAACTGCCTGATTGATCTTCACCGCTCCGTCTCCGACCGTGGAAAGCATTGCTGCATCTGGTTCAAACACTGGTGCCCACATCGGCTTGATATCCGCAGTCAATGAACGTGCGTAATCTTGTTCATCCCGGAGTGACGCAGCCACATAGCCTACATTTGTGAATGCGGTGCCGTATGACTTCTGTGCTCGTCTTGCAATCAGCCTCAGTGATTCATGCGCTGCCTTGATTGCCTCTGCTGAACTTGGGTTGTCTGTAACGAATCCCAGATCGTCAAGAGTCAGACCAGTTTCACCGGCGAACATTGCTGCCGACATCCGGAGCTGTTCCGTGTATGGCGACATGCTCTGCTGTGTAAACTGCCCAAGCTTCGGAGAATCACCGGCTTCATCCTTATCAAACCGAAGGAATGAAGACATGGTTGCCTTCCATGTATCCATCGGGTCGGCTTCCGGATCTAAGCCGGTCACATACTTCTGAGGGAATGAATAAAACTCAGCAGACACTTCAGCACGTTCCATGGTATTCATGGCGAACTGCTGATAGTACATTGCAGCCCGACTGATACGGCTGTGACCGAACGGTCTTTCCGATGATGGCTTATAGACCACCGGCACAAGCAACGGATAAAGCCCAGGGTTCTCTTCCCTGTTGATCACCACACCGTGCTCATAGTACTCGGTGTACTTCGGCGTGAAGTACGCTTCCAAGACTGGTCTTCCGTCTGTGTCTCTGTCTAGTACCGCATAGCCTTCTTTGAGCAATCCTGAGAACTCATCTATGATGCCGGTTGCGTCCTTAGCTGTAAGAACCGACAGCTTCGGTGTGCGTTCTTCCCCGTCTCCGTGCGAAACGTGCACGAAAGCACAGCTGGCGATGAGCGATTCCCTGATCGCAGAATCGAAGAAGATATCCGGGTTGTTCATGTCGAAGATCTGCTGTGCGCTGAAGTAATCCGTGCCAGGCTCAAAGCCTTCGAAGATCAACCGATCGGCAAGACCATCGACAGCCTTGGCGCACCAGCCCAGGGTTGCAGCATACATACCTTTCAGCCAGGGTGGAACGAGCAGTCCCTTTTCCCGTTGCTTTGCTTTCTGTTCATAGTATTTGTATCTCAGCTGCACACGTGGCTCTTTCAGAGTCAGCTTGTTCTTGAGATACGGCATGCCTCTTAATTCATTCATCTTTCACCTCTCCCACACATTTCTGCGAGATATTTACCGAGTCACGGCGGCGGTTGGAAGCCTGACCACGGGGAGGGGACCATGCCCCCCTGTAAACGCTCCAATTCATTGATTGCGGTAAGTTCCTGTTACCAATTTCTTTTGCTTCTTGCTTTGGTTTGTTTCCTTCAATCGTTAGACGG